CACTGGCGCTTACGCCTAGGTGTAACTCGTCTTAGAGGAGAAAAGTTTAATGTCTGAAAGAAAGTTTAAGTTTGTGTCTCCCGGCGTCTTTATTAATGAGATCGACAACTCGGAGATCCCAAGAGAACCCGGAGCAATTGGACCTTTGGTCATTGGTAGAATGCTAAAAGGTCCAGCTATGACCCCTGTCAGAGTTGAGTCTTTCGCAGAATTTGTTGATACATTCGGGGCACCAATTCCCGGTGGGCGCAGTGGAGATGTATGGCGTGAAGGTAACATGACCTCACCAACCTACGCTGCATATGCTGCCCAAGCCTGGTTAAGAAATAATTCCACTCTAAACGTTATTCGTGTTTTGGGTGAAAATGATCCCACTGCTACGGAAGGCAATGGTGGATTAGCTGGTTGGAAATTCGGAGCAGTCGGCAGCGATGACACTGACGGTGGTGCTTGGGGGCTATTTGTTTGGCCATCAGCTTCAGGTCCTACGACTGGTGCTAATGTTCACCAAGTGACTGGTACATTGGCTGCCATCTTTTACTGTGTAGATGATGATACAGCCGGTGGGCGTGTTATTCTTTCGGGTACAACGGGTAATAACAGACCAGTTCAGGCTCGTGGTAGTACTTTGATTAAGAGTGACTCAAACGGCGAGTTTATTGCCAGTATCACCGCAGGCGGTAGCGAAGTTGATAAAATTAGATTCAACTTTAATCCAAACAGCGATAGATTCGTTCGTAAGGTATTCAATACAGACCCAACTTTAGCTAATAGTGCTATTTCAACTGCTAAGTTCCCTGGAACTACGACAAACATTAATTACTTCCTAGGGGAAACCTTTGAAAGACATGTAAATCAGTCGGATTTTTCGGAATTAGCTATTACAGGTGCTGCTCAAACTGTTGGCACTCTGATGGGTGCAGTGATGCCCCTTCGTAACCCTCAGAACACCGAGCAGGAACAGGGCGATCAGCGTCAGGCAACATCTAAAGCTACAACTGGTTGGTACATCGCTCAAGATCTAGGCGCAAACGTTGCCAGCTTTAAAGCTGAGAACATGCAGAAGCTATTTAGGCTTGAGGCGATCTCTTCCGGTGAGAGCACCCAAAGAGAAGTTAAGATTTCAATTACGAACCTTACTGCACCAACGAATGACTTTGATCCCTATGGATCTTTCAGCGTTATTGTTCGGTCACTGAGAGATAACGATAATCGACCCGTGGTTTTAGAACGATTTGATAATCTAAACCTAAACCCTGCCTCTAAAAACTATATTGCTAGACAAATCGGCGATCAGTTTGTGGAATACCAAACTTCTGAGGGCAGAAATAGATCTTATGGAAATTATCCAAACAAGTCTCGATACATTCGTGCTGCAATGGATGAGGATGTCGATCGTGCCGTAACAAACCCAGAGTTTCTACCATTCGGTGTCTTCGGTCCCGTTAAGTATAGAGACTTTGCAATCATCAGTGGTTCAACGAGCTTTGGATCATATTCAAACAACGCAGCGGTCAGTCGCCATGTGATGGTTGATGGTGGTCCCCAGGCGACATTTGGTGTTGTCGGCGGTCATATCGGTGACACACGGGTACTTTCGGGAACGGAAACTGGACAACAATTAGCAGTTGTTATGCCAAGTCTCCCAGTTCGAGTTAGTTCATCTGATGGAAGTCCAAACAGTCCTAAGAATATTTACTTCGGTGCTTATACCGGTAAAGCATTCTCTGATAACAGGTTTAGTATGGGGGTCATTGACTTGCTTAGAGCCAGAGCCCAAGGGCTTAATGACTCAAAGGCTCCTACTACCAATCTAGACATTGGTGCGGAGCCAAGTGCTAAAGGTCGCAGTTTTGTTGGACAAGATGCGAACTCTGCAACTAGTCCACTACAACATATGTGGTGTTTCTCGCTAGATGATGTTGGTCCCGTAAGTGGATCGACCAACGCAGCAGCGTACCGTCGTGGCAAACGTGCTGCGTCCGAAAGCTTCACGGCTGGTGCCAAAGTGCCAACCGAGAATGGACAAAACATCGTCGCTGCTGTCAGTATCTCCGCTTCATACAAGCGAGTCCTAGATAAGGAATATAAGCAGTTTACCACTTGCTTGCATGGTGGTTTTGACGGACTAGACATTTCTGAAAGAGAGGCGTTTGCGAATAGAAATATTGGTACGACTGAGGCTACTAGTTATGAGCTTCACAGTTTACGTCGAGCAATCAACGTTGCTAGGGATCCAGAGGTAGTTGAGTTCAACGTTGCTACTATTCCTGGCGTAACAGCTACTGGCGTAACTGATTATCTTCTTGACGTAATCGAAGATCGAGGCGATGCGATCGCTATCATTGATCTTGAAAAAGTTTATGAAGCACAAAGTGAAAACACTAAGAGCTATCAAGACCGTAACTCATTTAGCATTCAGCAAGCTGTTGACACCTTACGTGAAAGAGGAATCAATAACAGCTATGGCTGTGCTTACTACCCCTGGGTTCGTATTCAGGATACGATCAGCGGACAAGCTCTCTGGGCTCCACCTTCAGTGGCAGCTTTAGGCGCTTTCTCCTTCACGGATAGAGTTCGAGCACCATGGTACGCACCCGCAGGCTTCGCCCGTGGCGGCTTGTCAGAAGGTGCTGCTGGCGTACCAGTGTTGGATGTCTCAAGACGTTTGACTTCAGACGAAAGAGATGAACTATACAACGCAGGTGTCAATCCAATCGCACAGTTCCCAGCAGAGGGCATTGTGATCTTTGGACAAAAAACCCTTCAGGTCACCAGATCTGCACTAGATCGCATCAACGTTCGCCGTTTGATGGTGTTCTTGAAGAAAGAAATTAGTTTCATTGCTAGTCGGATGTTGTTTGACCAGAATACCCAATCAACTTGGAATAGATTTATTGGGCAAGCTGAACCAATCCTCCGGAGCGTCCAGTCAAGATTTGGCTTAGAGGACTTCCGTTTGATCTTGGATGAGTCAACGACAACTCCAGACTTAGTTGATAGAAACATTATCTACGCTAAGATTTTGCTGAAGCCAACCCGGACTGCCGAGTTCTTTGCAATCGACTTTGTGATTACAAATACTGGTGCTTCGTTTGCGGATTAATCAACAAAGTACTATATATCTTAAGGGAGTAAATTAGAATGCCAAATGCAGGTGAAGGAATTTTCTGGGGAGATGCCCAGTCAGATCCAAAAAGAAAATATAGGTTCTTTTTCTATCTTGGAGGAGTTCCTGTTTGGGTTGTTAAGAGTGTATCAGCTAAACCAGAGGCTACAATTGCTTCTCAATCTCACACCTTTTTGAATCATGAGTTTAAATACCCAGGGCGTGTTACTTGGAATTCTCCAATCGATGTCACAATGGGTGACCCAGTTGAGCCGGATCTCGCTAGAACACTTCTTAATATTGTCAGAAAGTCTGGATACGATTACCCCACAAGCCCACAAGCTATTAGAACCACCAGTAAAGGTGCTGCTATTGACGCTTTGGGCGGTGCGGTTCGTATCGTACAGCTTGATGCCGACGGCAACGAAATTGAAGTCTGGGAACTTAAGAATGCTTGGATTGAAAAAGTAACCTTCGGTACTGGACTTGATTATGCTGATGATGGACTTCAGGATATCACGGTCAGTGTTGCCTTTGATTGGGCTGAACTTACTAAGAGCGTCGGCAACCCCGTCGCTGGCTATGAATCGATCTAAAAGAATTTAACAACCTAATATTGTTAAAGTATACTAGTTAATATACTAGGAAAGGTTTTAATTTATGAGCAGAAATGAAGATCGCATGGGTATGCCTGATGTGTCCGAAGGTCAAAGCCCAGCACCAGTAGCACAAGCTGTTGGGGCGCAAATGGAGTGGGCTACTCAAACCGAGATGGTGTCGCTCCCCTCTAAGGGCTTGCACTACCGAGAGCCTCACCCTCTCTCTGGGCAAGGCACTGTTGAAATCAGATTTATGACAGCGAAAGAAGAGGACATTCTAACCTCTCAATCTTTGCTCAAGAGCGGTAAGGCTTTAAACAGACTTGTAGAAAGCTTGGTTATTGATAAGAGGATTAAGGCAGGTGGACTTCTTGTGGGTGATCGCAATGCAATTCTGATCGCCGCTCGACAAACAGGTTATGGAGATGATTATGAAGTAAACATGACATGCCCAGCTTGCGGGGTAACTAATAAAACTGAATACAGTATCTCTCGAATCAGAAAATTAAAAGAATCTGATCCTGAAAGTGTGGGAGTTTCAGTGAACTCCGAAACCGGATATTATCTTTTACAAATGCCTAAAAGCCAGGCGATGATTGAGTTTAAACTACTAACAGCAGAAGATGAATCCAATGCTGCTAGAAAGAGGGAGCAGAGAGCAAAGCATAAACTCGCAGAGACTCTTTCAACTGATCTACTACGTTCGATTATAGTGAGTGTTAATGGATCAGATAGAGGTGCTGATATCGGCAAAGCGATTGAGATGATGCCGGCACTTGATGCAAGACACTTAAGGAAAATTTACAAGGTAGTCAATCCCGATATCGTACTAGAAGATTACTTTGTGTGCGAAGATTGTGGACACACTGACGACTTGGAGATACCGCTTAGTGCGGAGTTTTTTTGGCCTGAATAATTCTTATATAGAATCAGTCTATGAAGAGCTATTTTTATTAAAGCATTATGGTGGTTGGAGCTTTTTTGAGTCTTATAATCTGCCGATCAAAATCCGTCGATGGTTTCTAAAGAGGTTAGAAAAAGAGTTTGCTGAAACAGCTAGGTTGAGAAAAGAAGCAGCGAGCAAATAATAAAGGGGAGTCTTAGGGCTCCTCTTTGTATTTATTTTCCCCTGTGCCAACTATTTAGTAAGAGTCGTACACTTGGAGGTTGCCCCGTGAATGATATGATTGACTTTGAAGATTTTGTTTTTGATCTAGATAGTGGTAATAAAGACCACCTAGATGAGAACATGTTGAAAGTTTTTGGTGCTTGGGTTCAGTACCTATTAGAGAAGATGTTTAAAGGCACTAGGGTACCAGTTAGGGTAATCGGAAACAGAATTCAGGTAGACCGCTTTACCTCTACTCTTATTGGCGAGAAAAAGTATATGGACGCCATTAGGAGGTACGGTTTAGACAGTGCAATGACTTATAAATCGAGAGCCAGACTAAACCGCTCCATTCAACAATTTGAAGAAGCGACAGGAATATCTTGGCCTCTTAAGTAGGGACGGGAGAATAAGAAACAGTGGCAACTTTTGAAGAATCAGTAGCAGAACAAAAAAAACTTCATGAGTTTAGGCTGAAGCAAATTCAAGAAGAAGTTGATGAAAGGCTTGCTGCGGAGAAAAGGATCACTGAAGAAAAAACAATTGCCCTGAAAGCCCAGAGAGAAGCAATCCTTACGGCGATGGAAGAAGAAAAAGCAGCAAACGGCTCATCTTCGGAAGACTACAAAAAATTATTAGCAGAAGAGAAAGCTCTCAAGGGTGAGATAAGGACGGAAGAAGAAAACTTCTTCACCCGTCGTTCGACTGAACTGGATAAAGAAGAGAAAAAAGCTAAGAAACGCCATGGCGCTGCGATCAGCAGAATTAGACTAACTCAAGCCGCTTATGAAGGTATCAAGGGTGTCGTATCCTCAACCTTTGAGCTTCTCAAGCAGACTGTATTAGAGGGAGAAAAAGTAGCCCAAACTTTCAGAAGATCAACCGGCGGTTCAAGAGCCTGTATTAGAGGGAGAAAAAGTAGCCCAAACTTTCAGAAGATCAACCGGCGGTTCAAGAGCCTTTGTTGAGGAGCTAACAGTTGCTCGTAGAGAGCTTGCCTTTTTCGGTAAGGGCACGGCAGAAGCCGAACAAATGCTGATGACCCTAAACGAAGGGTTTACTGACTTCCAGAGATTGAGTACGGATCAGAGCGAAGACTTAATTATGTTAACGACAACAATGGGGCAGCTTGGCTTCGGCACCGACGTTATGGCTGATTCAATGAATATGCTGGTGGGGCAGTTCGACATGGGTGTTGGGGCTATCGAAGAGTTTAGTCTGACCATAGCCGGCACCGCTAAAAATATGGGGATGGACCCAGGGGCTCTAGGCAAGCAGACGATTGAACTGGCAGGAAACTTATCACGTCTAGGTCCACGGGCTGTGGGAACTGCTTTAGAATTTGCTAAACTAGAACGACAGTTCGGTGTTAGTGCGGAGTCATTATTGCAGTTTTCAGATAAGTTTGATACCTTTGACTCTGCACAAGATACGGTGGGTCAACTAAATGCAACGTTTGGCACGACACTTAATAGCATGGACTTGATGGCGATGAAAGAAGAAGAGCGGGCTGTCTTCCTAATGGACAACCTTAAGCAACAAGGTGTGAATTTTAAACAACTCTCGAAATTCCAGAGACAAAATTTAGCTGAGGCTACTGGGCTGAGCGTTGCTGATTTAGATAGACTTTCCACCAGTCGGAAAGCATTTGATACAGAGATGATGGCAAGAAAAAAAGCAGAAGAAACAGGCATAAAGTTTATGTCTATTACTGATAAAATAAAGGGATTCTTCCAGCAAATGACCATTAACGCAGCACCCTTGATCAACGCTCTCATAAAACTAGGGGACGAAGTGATGACGAAGTTGCTGTTGAATACAAGGGATGCTAATAGAGCCTTTACAGATTTAACTGGGAATATTATTGAACCTTTAGGGGTATTCCTTTTCGATACTGGTAAGTATATTTTTGAAACCCTTATACCAGGGCTACAAAAAATAGCTGTTAGTGCAATACCTATGATCAGGCAGGCGTTTCAAGATCTTCAACCGTTCTTCAATGGTGTTAAAGAAATCTTTGGGATGATTTTAGCGGGAGACTTCGAGGGGGCGATGGGCAAATTCAAAGCTGCGGCGTTCCCAGTGCTAAAATCTTTAGGTTCCGCCATAGTGGAAGGGCTGAAATCTGCTATAGGAGCAAAGCTACAGGGTGCTAAAGATTACCTTATGGGCGGTTCCATTGGTGGTGCAGCCGCCGGGGCAGCGAGTGGCGCAGCGATTGGGTCCTTTATCCCGTTCCTTGGCACCGCCATCGGCGGACTCATTGGTGGTTTAGGCGGCTATTTCATGGGTATGGCAGGTGGTGGACCAGCCCCTTACTCAGGTACGGTTATGACCGGCGAGCGTGGACCAGAAATGATGAATGTGCCCAGGGGCGCTTACGTCACTAGTAATGCTATGATGAGGCACGGGGTTACACCACCTGGGGCAACGGCTGCCGCAGCTACTAACACTAGTGGTAGAGGCGCAACAATTAATATGTACATGGATGGTAAGAAGATAAGTTCCGCTGTAATGGCTAGAATTAACGAGGAAAATAACATCGTTATGGCATAGCGAGGGGATATTAAATGACAAGACAAAAACTCACACCTGATAATCCAGAATTGGAAAGAACTAAAAACGCAGCTACACCTGCGACTGATTCTGCAAACGCTTTCGGTGGTAGCAGAGGATCAACTGTTGCTAATCGAGTGAATGAAACATTTGATTCAGGTATTCAACAACTAAGGAAAGACGGTGCATTTGATATTAAGATTGCTCACGTTCCAACTGGAAAAAGCGTATCATTTCCTGCCATGCTAACAAGTTTTTCTGATGGTGTCAATGCGCAGTTTGGTGGAGATTCCTATTATGGTAGAATGGACACTGCCCCTGTATACTCAAACACGACTAGAACAATTACAATAGGCTTTGATATTATTTCTTACAGTGAAGGCGATGCCCGAAATAACTTGGATCAAATGAATCTACTTCAAGCATTTTTATACCCAGAATATGGCGACGAGCACGGAGGTGCTTCAACTATTAAATCACCCCCACTTCTGCGTGTCAAGTTAGCAAATTTAATCGCTGATGCTGTAACGGGAGAGGGGCTGTTATGTTATACTAACACAGTGGTTTTGATCCTGACTTTGCACAAGGCGCATTTCAAACATCGGCTGGGGAAATTATCCCCAAAACATATACTGTGACTCTAAGTTTAACAATC